GTTCAATTTGTTCAATGCTAAAACAAGGGGGGGTCTCCTTTTCTGAAATTTGTTTGCACTGCGAAAAACAAGGTCTTGCTTTGTAAAACTTGAAAAACTACACCCCCCCTGTAAAACTGATTGAACAATTGAACAAACCTTAATAATCAAGCACTTAACATTGAACAAATTATTGAACAAATTGAACACGGCATTGAACAAAGTCTATCTTATAAGAATATCATCAACCACACTATCAACTAAGTATATCTTACACCACATGGATTGAACAAATTCACGTCAACGTGAATGGCTAATTAAACTTCTTGGTCATGACTTGGGAATTCCCCACTAGCGACGTCGACGACACAGAACTGGTATCAAACAAGGTGGCAGGCAAATGGTAGCTACGCATGGGCTATGAGATTTCTAATTGACGCCCGCTCGCTATGTAACTGGTCTCAAAAATTTAGGCCAAAAAAAAGGAGGCCCGAAGGCCTCCCTAGTTATTACTTAGCTAACCATTTACGGTTAAACTCTGATATAGCTAAGACAAGTTTCTTTTCATCCGCCGTATCATCTACACGCGCCTTTGCATTGGCGCATTTTTTCTTTAAGCCGTCCATTGTTTCCTTAACGGTTTCCGCAAAACTTCGGGTTGCACCACGTTCACGCGGTTTCCCTTCATTCTTAATTTCCCGCACCGCTTTTTTAAGAGCGTTAAGAGTATTTGAGCAATACTTACTTATTGCATCACGCGGTTCCTTAAGGATTGAATGTAATTGCGGATTGCTTTGACGTAATGCACCGAACGCTTGTGGCGTATAGCTCATAATGTTATCTACTGAGCGGATATATTTTGCGCCTTCAAACTTCTTAAAAGCAACCTCATCAACTGGAATATAATTACCCGACTCGATAACAAAATGCTGTTTGAGTTTCGGTTGATTTTCCGCAACCCTTAATTGATAACCTAGATACAATTCCGCTTTAACCTCGTCTGATACTTCCTCGTCGAAGTTTGGCAAAGTTTCATGCACCTGTCTTGCTAGGCTTTTAATACTGTCAGAAAATGACGCTTGTTGATAACCAACTTGTTTCATGTTTAAAGTTTTCATATAACACCTTTTTAAAATACAGCAAAATTGCTGTGATTGTTTTATCTCATAGCTAACAGGATATGTAAAGTTTCAGGGCCTAGTGAATGGCTAAATAACGACCTCGCGACCGCGCCCGAAACAACCGCGACGACACATAACTGGTATCAATTCGCTAGGCCAAAAAAAGGGAGGGCCGAAGCCCTCCGTATGTTACTTAATGTCTTTCCATTTCATGCTACTCTTTACTTCTACTAACTTACCTTCTAGCAATCGCCTACGTATATCATTAATGACTGCAAGAGCTATATCAAACGATGGTGCTGTTACGTCAGTGTTATTCCATAAATCATCTTCCATTAAACCTAAGTAAGTTACGATATTATTTTCTTTCATACATCCTCCGATTAAGAAGGGGGCCGAAGCCCCCAGTTGATTAATTAAACTCTAACTCTAACTGCTGTGGTGCGTACTCACCTTCTACTTTATCTATCGTACCGAACAAACGCTTGAGCATCTTATTAGCTTCCTCCTCTCTACCACAAGCGTGCATCATTAACATAAACTCTAACTGGAACTTCAATACATCTTTCATTGGTCTCATACTATTCTCCTTCAAGTTGTAAAGTTGTTTCATGATACTGTTTTAATCTACGCAGTATTGCTATAAGGTTTTTATCTACATTATCTAGTTCGTAGTTCCTTTGAATAATACGATATAAAACAGGTATTAATGACTCTACTTCCTGGTGTGATAGTTTCATACATATCTCCTAGTTAATACCAAACAGAAGTTGCTTGGTTGAATACTTTATCTCATAGGTAGAAACATATGTAAAGTTACACCCCACCTATACCCCACCCCCCAAATATTTGTAGATGGGACCCATTCCCCCTTCCCCCTTTAATCTACACAAATAATTACTCAATTTACGAAACCATCCCCCTTGTCTTTAAACTTGACAAACAAAAAAATATTTCGCAAAAAATTCTGAAAATTAGAGTATATAAAGTTTCATTCAAAACAAAAAAAAGGTAAAACGAATGAAAACTAGATTGCTTTAGGATCGAAGTTGTATAACTCGGAGTAGACTGCTTTAATACGAAGGAATTTTTCACCATGTAAATGAAAGTCATTATCACCCCGAACATAGAGAGCTAGGTGTACCATTTCATGAAGAAGGGTTTGAAAGATAGTTGTGAAGTGCCCGCATGCATTAGAACTAATTTGTATCTCCATCTCTTCTTCGTCAAAACAACCATAGATATCAGGGTTCTTAATGACTTTAAACTTAACTTTAGAAGACTTGGGCATAGGAAGGGTATTGAAAGGTGCCATTTGGCAGGCCATGTTGTATAGAATTTCTAGATTCTTTTTAGTTAACGTGGTTTTCATTAGGATATTATACTAAATAACTATACACAAAAGATAAAAGTAGGTTAAAATTAAAAAATAGCTGCAAAATTAATATCATAGGTGACACAGCGACCCATGCAAACACAAAATAATGAAGAAAATCAACAACTTGACCAAAATTCTGTGGTCATGTACCCCAACGTCGACGAAAACGTACCTATTCCTAAGAATGCACGCGAGGCTTTACCTGATTTAACGAATGAACAAGAGATAGAAATGGTAGGAAACACTATAAAACTTCTCTCTGACTTAACCGGAAAACAGATCGAGGCTACGCAAGCAGATGTAGATGAGGCAAAAACAGTGATGGAAACTATTATTAAAGAGCCTGAGAAGAAACTACATATAAGAAAGTATAAAAACGCAACATTAGCAAGCTTAGCAGGTATGGTAGCTGAGTTAGATGCACAAGTCGTTGATGAATTAAAGGACCTAAAGACGTTTGTAATTAATGGACTTATCAAAGAAGCAACCATGTCAGACAAATCTAAGGAACGGATCACAGCACTACGTGCAATTGGGGAGGTAGATGGGGTCGACGCGTTTAAAAAGCATACTGAAGTCGTTCATAAAAGTATGTCGATGGATGATATAGAGGGTAGGCTACAAGTATTAGTAAGTAAACTACAAAGTCGATTAGATATTAAAGACGCTGAAGTCGTAGATGCAGAAATTGTAAAAGATGAGTGATGCAAAAAAGGAACAAGAGAAACGGATACTATCTCTCATTAGGTTTTTAGGAGCACACAAGCAACATTTAGCAGAAGCAGAAGCTAAAGAAGTGGATGCACTATTAGAACTGACAGATGGTAATATAGTACAAGATGTAGGTAGTACAAGTTTTTTAGATTTTATACAACACGTGTACCCAGGATATAAAGTAGGAGCACATCATGCAAGGTTGGCTAAGATATTTGAAGATATTGCTGCGGGAAAGAAGAAACGAGTTATTGTTAACATTGCACCGAGACATGGTAAGTCAGAGCTTATTTCATATCTTGCGCCTGCATGGTTCCTCGGTAAATTTCCTCACAAAAAGGTTATTATGGCGTCTCACACAGCTGATCTGGCGGTTGGCTTTGGTCGTCGTGTCCGTAATCTGGTGGGCTCGGATGCGTATAAGGACATATTTCCGGAAGTAGAACTGCAAGCTGACTCTAAGTCTGCATCACGATGGGGAACAAATTATAATGGTGAGTATTTCGCAATTGGTGTTGGTGGTGCCCTCGCTGGTCGCGGGGCTGATTTGTTTATCATTGATGATCCACATTCCGAGCAAGACGCCAAGTTGGGTAGAGCGGATGTTTTTCTGCCTGCTTGGGAGTGGTTTCAGTCTGGCCCATTACAACGTCTTATGCCGGGCGGTGCGATTATTGTAGTGATGACACGTTGGTCTAAGCTTGACTTGACAGGTCAGATTGTAAACCAAATGGTTAAGAATGATGCAGTAGATGGTTGGGAAGTAGTTGAGTTTCCAGCAATTATTGAAGATAAAGAAGGTATTGAGAAACCTTTATGGCCTGAGTTTTGGTCATTAGAAGAATTATTAAGTAAAAAAGCAGCATTAGATGTGCGATATTGGAATGCACAATATTTACAGAATCCAGTATCAGAAGAAGGCGCACTAATTAAAAGAGAGTGGTGGAAAATATGGGAAGAAGAAGACCCACCTCAATGTGAATTTACTATTATGAGTTTAGATGCTGCCCAGGAGGCGAACAATAGAGCGGACTATAATGCGCTCACCACTTGGGGCGTCTTTTTTAACGAAGAAACCAATAACTATAATATAATACTACTAAATAGCATTAAGAAACGATTAGAGTTCCCAGAGCTCAAAACATTATGCATTGAAGAGTACAAAGATTGGGAACCCGATGCGTTTTTAGTCGAAAAGAAATCTAATGGTGCAGCTTTATACCAAGAGTTTAGACGTATGGGTATTCCTGTAGGTGAATTTACACCAGGTAAAGGGCAAGATAAGATATCTCGTGTAAATGTAGTATCAGATTTGTTTAGAAGTGGTATAGTGTGGGCTCCAGATAGACGATGGGCTCATGAAGTTATAGAAGAATGTAACGATTTCCCTAGTGGTGCTAATGATGACTTGGTAGATAGCACAACTTTAGCATTAATTAGGTTTAGACAAGGTGGTTTTATTAGATTACCAAGCGATGAACCTGAAGATATACCAGGGTTTAGAAGTTCTCGAAACAGATTATATGCAATATAAGGATTAATTATGGCAGACAATATAGATAAAAGTTTAGCACAAGCTCCTCAAGGCCTAGAAGAATTAACGATGGGTCAACCAGACCTTTCTATTGAAATTGAAAATCCAGATAGCGTTACTTTAGATGATGGTAGTATGGAAATTACAATCACTCCTGGCAAAGAAAAAGAGGATGAGTTTAATGATAACTTAGCAGAAGATATGGATGAAGGTCAATTGACTGAGTTGTCAGGTGATTTAATTGGTGAATACGATGCCGATATTAATTCAAGAAAAGATTGGTTAACGACTTATGTAGACGGCTTAGAATTACTAGGTTTAAAAGTAGAAGACAGAACAGAACCGTGGCCCGGCGCGTGCAATGTGTACCACCCCTTGATGACAGAAGCGCTGGTTAAGTTCCAAGCTGAAACTATGATGGAGACATTCCCCGCTGCAGGGCCAGTTAAAACAGTAATCATCGGTAAGCAAACAAAAGAAAAAGAAGACGCTGCTGAACGTGTAAAAGATGATATGAATTATCAACTCACGGATATGATGCCTGAGTACAGACCTGAACACGAACGCATGCTATGGGGTTTAGGTTTATCTGGTAACTCATTTAAAAAAGTTTATTATGATCCTAACATTGAACGCCAAGTATCGATGTATGTCCCTGCTGAAGATATCGTAGTTCCATATGGCGCATCTAATTTAGAAACAGCTGAACGTGTAACGCATGTGATGCGTAAAACAAAAAATGAATTACATAAACTACAAGTTGCAGGATTCTATCGTGATGTAGATTTAGGTGAACCATTTTTAGATATTGATGAAGCTGAGAAAAAGATTGCAGAGAAATTAGGATTTAATCCTACAGAGGACGACAGATATAAGATCCTTGAGATGCATGTTAATTTAGATTTAGAAAATGGTGATAGTGAAGATGGTATAGCACTACCTTATGTTATAACTATTGAAAAGGGTACAGGTACAATCTTAGCAATACGTCGTAATTGGAATCCAGATGATAAATTAAAAGCTAAGCGTCAACACTTCGTACACTACGGATATATTCCTGGATTTGGTTTTTACTGTTTTGGTTTAATTCATTTAATCGGAGCATTTGCTAAATCAGGTACGATGATTCTTCGTCAATTAGTTGATGCAGGTACATTATCAAATCTTCCTGGGGGGCTTAAGTCTCGTGGGTTACGCATTAAAGGTGATGATACACCGATTGCTCCAGGTGAATGGCGTGACGTAGATGTACCAAGTGGTGCAGTAAGAGACAACATCTTACCATTACCATATAAAGAGCCATCACAAGTTCTTAATCAGTTAATGAATCAAATTATTGAAGAAGGTAGACGTTTTGCATCAGCTGCTGATATGAAAGTATCTGATATGTCTGCTAACTCTCCTGTTGGTACTACACTAGCAATTCTAGAAAGAACTCTCAAAGTAATGAGTGCTGTACAAGCTCGTATATACTATGCAATGAAACAAGAGTTTAAATTACTTAAAGGTATTATTCGTGATTACACTCCAACAGAGTATTCATATGAACCTGAAGTAGGTGATAGACGTGCTAAACAATCTGATTATGATAACGTAGATGTTATTCCAGTGAGTGATCCTAACGCTGCAACAATGTCACAGAAAGTGGTTCAGTATCAAGCTGTGATGCAGATGGCTCAAGCAAATCCACAAATATATGATCAAGTAGAACTTAATAAACAAATGTTAGAAGTACTCGGCGTTAAGAATATTAGTAAGCTTATTCCAAATGCCGACGATCAAAAACCAAAAGATCCTGTATCAGAAAATATGAATATCCTTAATGGTAAACCTGTTAAAGCATTTATTTATCAAGACCATCAAGCACATATTGCAGTACATACATCTGCTATGCAAGATCCTAAAACTATGCAATTAATAGGACAAAACCCACAAGCAGGCGCAATTCAAGCTGCAGCTATGGCACACATTAATGAGCACATAGCATTTGAATATAGAAAACAAATAGAAGAGCAATTAGGAGTTCCATTACCTAAACCGGATGAAACATTACCAGAAGATATAGAGTTTGAATTATCTAAAGTTATGGCTATAGCAGCGGGTAAATTGTTAGCTAAAGATCAATCGGAAATGCAACAACAACAAGCTGAACAGCAACAGCAAGACCCAATTATACAAATGCAACAACAAGAGCTGCAACTTAAAGCTCAAGATTTACAAATTAAACAACAAAAAACCATGGCGGATATTCAAGCAGAGCAACAAAGACTTGAACTTGATAAGATGCGTATTGAATCTCAAGAACGTATTGCCGGCGCTCAATTAGGCGCTGATACTGTAATGGCTAATAAAGAATTAGAAGCTAAAGAAATACTCGAAGGTGCTAAGTTAGGTATTAGTGTAGTAGGCCAAAAAGAAGAACGTGCAATTAGAGAAAAACAAATGGACTTACAAAGGAATCAACAAAAACCACAGGAGTAATACATCATGGATCAAACGCTAGAGCTATTATTGTCTCGAATAGAGGATCAGCGCAAAACAGTTTTAATAAATTTAGGAGATGGAGCAGCAAAAGATTTTGCTTCGTACACTAATATGACAGGATATATACGAGGTCTATCCGTCGCAGAAAGTATTATAAAAGACCTTGCACAAAGAATGGAGACATTTGAAGATGAGTGAACAAATACTCACAATGAATAAAAGTTTGGTGGATTCTAATGGTCGACCAATTATTATTCCAACAGTAGATGAAGTAGAAGCAGAGGATATACCAATTGAAGAAAGAGGCTTACAGCTTCCAGAACCAAAAGGCTATAGAATTTTATGTGCAATTCCTGAAGCAGCTGAAACATATGAAAGTGGTTTAGTTAAAGCAGGTTCTGTCAGATCTATAGAAGAACATTCAACTGTAGTTTTATTTGTAGTAAAAGTAGGTGACCTAGCTTATAAAGATGAGACTAGATTTCCTACAGGTCCATGGTGTAAAGAGGGTGATTTTGTTTTGACACGTGCATACGCAGGTACAAGATTTAAAATCCACGGAAGAGAATTCCGCATTATTAACGACGATACAGTTGAGGGGGTTGTTG